CAAAAACAACTTTAAAATTTAACTTACATTATGAAGATTGGTTGAAATTCTGTTATCATTTTACTGATAAATATGAATTGTACAAGTAATAAAGAATGCGATCATAAATTGTATTTAATATCATTTTTATATTACAATGATATTATCTATTGATATTGGTATTAAAAATTTGTCATTGTGCTGTATGGATTACACTGACCATAAAGATGTATCTTCTTATGTTATAAAATTATGGGATGTATACGATACATTAGATACAGAAGATTATTTTTGCCAAAGCTTAAAATGTGACGGAAAACGTTGTTGTCAAATAATTTCAATACATATTTAATAAACAATTAAAAAAATTCACAGAATACGTTTTAAATACATATGGTGTATAAAACGTACAATGTAAAAAAAAGGGGTATTTTTGTCTAATTTTTTAACAACAAAACCGAATTGAATTCTACGATGTAATTTTCATTTCAAATACATTTACATCATCAAGATCTGATATTGTACTTGCCTGACATTGAAAGCATCTACTTCATTTTCAAAATAACCTAAATGAGTGTTTTTTCCATTTATTCTTATTGACGCTTTCCACTTGTTATATTTCTTGTACCATGAAACTCCTGTGTATTCTGATGACGAGTTTCGCGCAGAGGATTTATTTAAGGCGTTTTGTTTAGGTGTAACAACTCTTAAGTTTTGTACCCTGTTATCAAGTGGATTATTGTTAATGTGATCTATATAATTGTCTCCATTATAGTTCATTATGTATCGTGATAAGGTTACAATTTTTCCATTTATTTTTGTTCTTGGGTAATTATTTGACAATGACCATTTATATTGAATTAACTCGTTATATTTATTTTCATCAACTATGCTTTCCCCTATCTTTTTACCTTTCCTATTAAAATGTTCAACAATACATTGTCCATTTTTGTTTCGTTTTTTCAACTCTTCATCCCCCTTTTCTATACTTTTAATGTTTTCTAACTCTGTAAGTTTACTATCTCGTATATTTATAGCTACGTGTAAACTTTCAAAATGACCTAGATTATAAGAAATATTTTTGTGCCTCAATCTTACCTGAAATTTTCCTAATGTTTTTCTAAAACAAATACCTTTTGGAAAATCTTTGTCTCTTTTCTTATAAAGTTCAAAATTGGCAGGAATTTCTATATCATTAAGTTTTGCAAACTTTACACCATACTCTTTACACCACAAATTATACTGGTGAGCAGCATGTATTTCTTCAGAATAATATGCCGTCAGGTCAGTGTCTTGCACCCTTATTGACGCTCTCCATTTTTTGCCAACATTTCTTTCTATTTTTGAGACACCTATGTATGTACTGGTAGTATTTTGTGATTTTGTTCTGTTCCGATTATTTTCAGACGCTGTAACTAATCTTAGATTACAAATTCGATTATCAAGTTTATTGTTATTTATATGGTCAACTTTCTTTCCAGAGATTGATTGGTTTAATACGTGAGTAAATATATACCTATGAATTCTTACACTTTTATTATTAATTGTCGATAAAACATATCCATTTGCATTGTACCATTTGTATTTATTTAGAACGCCATAGTGCTCATTGGATACTATACAATGAGCTGTAACTTTATTTTCTTTGTTGTGTAAATCTATTTTGGAATACTCTGTTTGCATTGCTATTTGGTTATTATAGTAGTTTTGATTTTAAATAAGTTTACTTTAATTCATTCCCATTTTTATGTTTCAATTGTTTTTTAGGTATACCATAAAGACCATTTATTGCCATGAGCGCCGTGTCACAGATATCGTCAGCCTTCTTATGTGACAATACAAAAGGTAACCATTTTTCTTTATGGTCTTGTGAAAATTTAGTCTCTAGAAACCATTTAGTGTATTGAACACTAAACCATTTTCTTTGCGCGTAAGCACCTTTTAATTTGCATACAATTTCAGGGCCAGTATAAGCTTTTAACTTTTGCGAAGCTCTTACAAATCGAATAGTCGTATCTGTTTCTTTATACAACTCGACTAATTTACCATATATAATATGACTTGTAAATATAGCCTTTCGATTTATTTTGGGTTGAAGTTCAATCAATATCTGTTTTACACTTGTAAAAATATCTTTGTTATCATTGAAAATTTCTTGAATCTTAGTTAATACAATTTTAGCTATATTTTGTAGCAAATAATCATTAATCGCCTTTTTTTTAAAAATATTATTTTTTGCAAATTCTATATTCTTAGGAAAATGTGTTTTACAACAATACTTATACTCATTATCCATTAAATATTTACACGTACACTTTTTACCACACACCTTACCACTTTTTTGCACACCTTCGCATGCATAATCATCTGAATCTAACGTATTATATACATCCCATAAATGTATATTGTATGTAGATATATCTTGTTTGTCTACAGCACTCATTATACACATTGCTAGATTTCTTAAGCCGATATCTATAGTTAATATCATATATTTATATAATATTATATTATATAAATATTCATAACGAATGTAGTAAATAAAAATACGATACCTCTATTTAAGAATGTCAATTACATTTTCTCTTATCATATATGGAAAAAACTTTGGTTGCAACATTTTTAAATCATAAAAAAAAGATGATATGGGAGATACTGATGACAATAAACACAATACACGGTATACCCCAAAAGCATAAATGTTATGTGATTATCCTTAACCCACCTATTATCTTTGATATTTTTTTTATACAGTATTTTATACTTGTTTTGTATATGGTTAAGGGCTTATATTCGTATATATAACATTGTACACATTCATTAAATCTTACGCGTTTGATTATTTCTTGATCATAGTGTATTTCAGGGGTGTATTTTAGTGGTGTAGTATAAATAGATGTTATGATTTCATATTCAGTCATCCTTAATTATATACGTTATATTATATTTTCGTTTTTAACACGTTTAAAAGGTGTAAAAAAATTAGACGTATATATCATTGATGTTAATAAACGAGTTTGAAAAGTTATCTTTAAGAAAATTTAAAATTAAAAGTATTCTTCCAGATGCTACCATATTATGCTTAGGTAAGAGGCGGAGTGGAAAATCGTTATCTTATGGTACAAAAGTGTTAATGTATGATGGTACAATTAAAAATGTAGAGGATATTAAAGTTGGACAACAAGTTATGGGTGATGACAGTACACCTAGAAATGTTTTAGAAACACATTCTGGGACTGATACAATGTATAAAGTAGAAAATAAACGGGGGGAAAGTTATACAGTAAATAGTCATCATATTTTAAGTTTAAAATGGTCTGGTAAAAAAATTATACTTGAGAGACTTGACAAAATGTCTTTTCAAGTAAGATATTTTGATAAAAATAAAACTAAATTAATACATAAAGATTTTTCTTATCGAAATAGAGTTAAAGAGTCAGTTTTTGCGGAAGCAAAATGTTATTATGATAATATAGTAGACAATTTGTATGTAGATATTCCTATAAAAGAATACTTGGGATTATCTAAAAAATACCAAGAAAATTTATTGGGATATCAAGTCTCAGCATTAACTTTTCCAGAACAAACAACATCTTTACCAATCGATCCTTATATGATTGGTTATTGGTTAGGAGATGGGAGTAGTGCAAATAGTGATATAACTACACAAGATTCTACAGTATTACATTATTTTGCAAACAATTTAAGCCAATACAACTTGTATTTAGAATATAAAAGAATATATTGTTACAAAATTTCAAGTGGTTATAGACAAAAAGACAATATGTTTTTGAAAACATTGCGTGATTTAGATATGTTGAATAATAAACATATTCCTCATATCTATAAATGTAACACTAGAGAGGCTAGATTACGTTTATTAGCTGGATTTATAGATGCAGATGGTAATTTAGGTAATAGAAATGATTTTGAAATAACACAATGTGAAAAACATGAGAAATTACTTGACGATATTATTTATTTATGTAGAAGTTTAGGATTTACTACTTATAAACACGTTAAACAAACATCGTGGACACATAAAGGCGTTAAAAAATTTGGGAAAGCATTTAGAATAAATATTAACGGCGAAGGTATACATGAAATACCTACTTTAATTAAGAGAAAACAGGCACAACCAAGAAAAGAACGAGTTAATGCATTAGTTAGTCAAATAAAGGTAACTGAGTTACCACAAGATAAATATTTTGGTATCGAATTAGATGGAAATAATCGTTATGTATTAGGAAATTTTATTGTCACACATAATAGTTGGCTTGTCAGAGATATCTTCTTTCATCATAAGGATATACCGTCAGGAATTGTATTTTCTGGAACAGAAGAAGCTTCTCCATTTTTTGGTGATTTTATACCTGATTGTTTTATCCATTCTGAATATGATCCAGAATTAGTAGATAGTATTATGACACGTCAAAAGAAAAGAATTCGTGAATCAAAAGCAAAGGGTTTATCTGATACAGGAAAACACGCAAGTAATAATTTGTTTATAGTGTTAGACGATATGTTACACGATGCACAAAACTGGAAAAAAGAAAAAACAATTAAAAGCATTTTCTTCAATGGTAGACATTACAACTTCTTATTTATATTAACTATGCAATATCCTTTAGGTATTACACCAGAACTTAGAAGTAATATCGATTATGTATTTATATTCAACGAACCTAGTGTTAAAAATAGAAAGAAAATATATGACGACTACGCTGGGATGATACCGTCTTTTGATCATTTCTGCAATATTCTAGATGCTTGTACACAAAACCACGAATGTCTGGTCATAAAAACGTCAGGAAACAGTACTGATCTAAGAGAACAGGTATTCTGGTATAAAGCAGAACCCCATAGTAATTTTCAAGCAGGTCATTCTAAATTTTGGAAATATCATTCTGCTAATTATAACCAGAATTACGAGGAGGAAGGAGATAAAGATAAGGAAGAAATGGACAAATTGAAACGTAAATTTGCAAAAACGCGCAAACTCAAAGTTATCGTTTCAAGACAAGGTGAAATAGTTGGTTACAAATCAGACGACGATTAATATAAAAAAATTAAAAATCATAAATATAACATGGTGAAGATTACAAAACAGTTTTTTTCCGTATGGAAAAAACCCCTATATTAAAAATTTGGGTGGTAAAGCCGTCATCAGAACGGATGACGGTAAATTTGCAACTGAAACTATAATGATGAATATAAATACATTTAAAAAGTTATGTTCTAAAATGTATTTAAAAATAAATAATTATACTAAAATATAAAAATATGGACCAATTGATTACAAATAAACCAATTAATTTTAATGATGTTGTTAAAAATAGCAATACAACTATTTCTTTAGATATTCAATCTAAGTTGGTTGAACTTATGAACATCGAATTTACAGAAGAAGAACAACGATGGTATGTTGCTAATTTATATGTTTATATAAACTATCACGCAACTAATGATTATCCGATTAACCTAGAGGATGTATATAAAATGATTGGATTTGTTCATAAGAAAAATGCAAAAAGAACTTTGGAGAATAATTTTATAGAGGGAGAAGACTATAAAGTCGCGCTTCTCCATACGGAGAAGCGCAAAAATGAAGGTGGGTTCAATAAAGAAACTGTTATGTTAAACGTAGATACATTTAAGAATTTATGTATGATGGTTAAAACTGATAAAGGTAAACAAATACGTAAATATTATGTGAAATTAGAAAATATTTATAACAAAATAATAAAACAAGAAATAGAACAGCAAAAATTACTTTTAGAAAAGGAGAAAGAAACTGCTGCTAAATTGTTAGAAGAAAAGGATCACCAACTTCAAATCAAAGATAAATTACTAGAAGATTTAGAAAATAAACCACAAACATTTGGGTTTGGTAAAAAGTCTGGATACAATTACATTATAAAAGACAATAGCACTATTGGACATTATAAAATCGGCTTTGCAGATAGAGTTGACAGTAGACTTAGTGCTCTAAACACAAGTTCAAGCACAAAATCCTTAGAATTAGTTTCTAAATTCTTTTCAAGTGATAAAGATGGATCAGAAAAACTTATTCATAATATTCTACACCCATTCGGAATTAAAAATTATAATCAACGAAGTAACGAATGGTTTTATTTCAAAAATGATTTAGAATTAGCATATGCAATTAAAACTATACGATTATGTGTTGATTTTATAAATGAAAATGATTTTAAAGATTACTCGGATTTTAAAATGAAAAACAAAGAATTGGATCTTAAAAATGAATTAGACACGGCTTTAGAAAAACAAGAACATTATAAAACACAAGATAATATAGAATTAATAAATGATTTTACAGTTAAAAACAATGAATTACCATTTTATAAAGGAGTTGTTTGGGTACAAGAAAAGTTAAAATGGAAATCAGAATTTCAATATAATTGTAAAAGGGTATTTCTTGGTTATTTTGCGAATCAAATAGATGCTGCTAAAATATACAATGATTACGCTGCGTATCTTAACAAGACTGAAAATGCAAATTTAATATTAAACAATATACGTGGTTATAAAACTATTCCTAGAAATGTTCCAGAATTAAACAAATTAAATAACCAATCACAAAACACATCTAAATATAAAGGTGTTAGTTATGATTCCAAACGTAGATATTATGTAACTAGTATTAAACTATCTGGGAAAACATATAATTTAGGTTTAAGCGAAGATGAAACGGAATGTGCCAAGTTATACAATCAACAAGCACTTTATTTTAATAACACTTTTAACACTAATTACATTTTAAACGATATACCTGACTATACAACTATACCAAAAGATTTACGCAAAGACATTGTATCTAAAAAGAAAACAAGCAATTATCACGGAGTATCATTGACAAGGAATAAAAAATGGGCTTGTAGTTATATGATGAATAAGAAAAAGATACACATAGGAACATTCACAACTGAATTAGAAGCTTGCAAAGTATACAACGATACTGTAAAAGAATTGAATCAACAAGGTTTTAACTATAAAACGAATTTAATACGTGACGATTAATAGAATATTATTTATTAATCTTCAAACTACAACAATAGAAAATGGTTTTAAAAGACTATTGATTTTTGAAATATCAAGACGCATAAACCATTTATCAATCCAACTACTACCATATTTATATTCTTCAATATCTCTTTTTTCAATTTTGCTTATATATTTTTTAATTTTTGCATACGTTTTATCATCAATTTTATCATCAATTTTGGAAACAATATTTTCCAATTCTTTTAAATTAGTACGCTTAATAAACTTGATCATCTTATTTTAGATAAAGATTTAAAATATTTCAATTTTTACAAAATTAATTTTTACCAAATCTTTTTTATTCGGTTATATTAATGTCATATATAGAAGATAATCAGTTAAATGAAATGTTAACAAGTGAATTTGATCAATATTTGTATACTAGACATATAGATACAAAATATGTTAACCCATATGATCCATATTCATCTATTTCACCTGATGATATGAATACAATTATATTACCAGATTTATCAAATTTACCAATGTCAAATATAATTGCATTAGATGATACAAGTTTCTCCGAATGTTTAGATAACATATTGTTCAATTTTAATTTATTTTCTACATCTTCTGACCGTGTATGTCATATGTTTTTTAATAAAATAGAAGATTATTTTTTAAGAATTAATTTGACCACATTTCAAATATCAATATCAATAGATACAGTTGCACAAATAATGAATTGTTTAACTTCAAACACTTTACCAATTGTAATACTTCCAGTACGTATTGACTTTTTAAATATAGAATCAGATTATGCCATAACATTACAAAAAAACGATTCTAATTTATATACAGCACATTCTAACTTGATTATTATTGATAAATTACAAAAAACTGTTGAATTTTTTGAACCACATGGTATTATACTAAGTCACGCTTATTCAAATATATTACATATCGAGTCAATAATACAAAATTTTCTAACTAAAACATTTGAATTAACAGGATATACATTTATAAATATATCAACAACATGTCCTATAGGTGCACAAACTATACAATCTTTAATAAGTCCAGAATCTGGCCATTGTCTTGCTTGGAGTTTATATTTTATAATGGTTAGACTATTAAATATATACTTTTTACCCACCCAAGAAACTGTATTTCAAACTATTAATAAAATAATAACATCACAAGATGCTATAACGATTGATACAACTATACGCCAGTTCCTATCATACATAGAATCCTTAGCAATTATACCAACTAGATTTTTTAAAGCACATAATACATATGATATATCCAATTATATAGAAAATAAAACCTTTATAGAATTACGTTTACGTCACTTGATTAATGTATATTTTAAAAATGCAATTTTTTATCATCAAGATTTTAGAAAAATATTTGAAGAAATAATTTCTTACAAAAATATACCAAACTTTGATAAAATATTTATTGAAGAAATCAGTAATTCTTATAACACTAATAACAATGATAACAACACTAATAACACCAACAACGCTAATAACACCAATAACATTATGCTTTAAATTGTCCCCGAATTCTTTAGATATAACCAAGTTTTTCCACCAATTTTAATTCTTCTTCTAGTTAACGGATTAATCATCCATTCGTCTTCTTGGTTGTCTTCTTGGTGGTCTTGGTCTTGTTGTTCAACAAAGGTTAACGATAAATAATCCTCATCGGACAATTCTGTTCTACACATTGGACACACATTAGTATTTGTTTCAATATGTTGTTTAATACAAGGTTTATGAAAAACGTGTTTACAATTTTGTAAACTGAATGTATGAGGCTGTGTTTCATCACAATCATAGCAAATACAACAATTATATTCACGATTTACAAAATCATCAAAGCTAATATCTTCACCGGTGTGATTTTCAGAAAAGTCTATGTAATTATAATAATTTTGTAATGTTGTTGTTAATCTAGAATAGTCAATCGGATATCTTTCTATTTCAAAACATCTTGTTTCGTAATATCCAGTAGGATACAATTCTTCCATTAAAGTCAAATCACTGAAAATACCATCAATATTTGTTAACATATAATTATGTATAAAGTTATTAAACAATTCAATACGCTCATTTTGCAAATATCTTATTAAACAAGAAATCCAACTTTGATATAATACATAAACAGTATAACTTGGATCGTCTCTTCCTCCTGGTTCATACATGTAAGGATTGTTATCTAAAAATGAATGAAATGTTATTAAAATTGTTTCAATACCCATACTAGATGTCCATTTTTCAAATTTACTATCTCCCCATGTATTCAAGATTGTAGCACAACATTTTCCATTTTCATACATATTAGGATGTATTCTAACTCCGTCATAATTCACAAAGGTTACTTCTGGTGGAGAATGCGGGTAATTATCAGGGATTTTAAGATCTAATCTTACAAATTTGTGTCTATATACACTATCAGATGGCGCTCGTATTATAGCATGTAAACGATGTATGTCCGCTTCATTATAATGAATTAAATAATCATTATCTAATAATTCACGTTGAGATTGTTGTACATATAATTGACGAATTTCTTTTAAAAATCTTCGATTGACATTCATTTAAACATTATAGTAAATAGAGTTTAAATCATTTTTTTTATTAAATTAGAATTCATCTTATTTATTAAATTAGAATTCACCTTATTTATTTTTTTATAGCAAGTCTACCATTTTGATACATTTCATACAATTTTTCCTTTACCATACGTTCTTTTTCTTTTTTTTCCTTACGTTCTTGTTCTTTTTGTTGTCTAGATATTTCCTGTTTATTAGGATCTTGTATATATAAAATATTATCTTTTAATTGAACACTCCAAGTTACATTTTTGTTCGGATTTATTAAAGTTATGTATTCTGGATAACCTGATTTTAACAGCAACCCTCCAACTCTAAATAATCGTTTTTCAACATTATAATATCTTATCCAAGTTTTAAATATGGACAAATCATTAACTATACTTTTTTCACGCATAGTTTTTAATGGAATACAATTTTGTAAACGTCGTAGTATTTCTTCCTTTGTAAAGTTATCTTGGATACTACCTTGTGGGGGTTTTATATATTGGGGACGTGATACTGTTATGTATTTCTTACCACCAGTTTGAGTAGATGTATCTTCTGTTTCTGAATAATAATCATCATCATCTGTTGTAGTTGTTGTCATATCTGTTGCAGTTGTTGTATCTGTTACAGTTGTTGTCATATCTGTAGTTGTTGCGGTTGTTGTTTCAGTATTTTGTTTTTCTACAACTAGACGTTTACCCCTCATTACTTTTATCTTAGAAATAAAAAAGTTTCAATTTTATTTTATTAGTCTATTATAAATATTAAGATGTTTTATTACATTTACAGTATGATTTATGATTTAGCTTCAACTTTTTTATATGCTCAAACTAGTGTTGATGAAATTATACCAGGAATTTGGTTAGGAAATTACAAAGCAGCTATAGATATAGATTTTTTAAAAAAGAATAATATAAATTTCATCTTAAACTGTACTCCAAATATGCCGCTGTATAATCAGATTTATACACAATCCGAATTAGATGAGATAAGTAACATAAATAAAATAGAAACATACAGAATTCCTGTAAATGATAGTTTACTAGAGCGTGATTTTATACTAATGGAAAAATATTTTAAAATAGTGATACCTCTTTTAGTTAGGAAATATTCAGTAGAAAAACAACAAATCTTAATTCATTGTCACGCTGGAAAACAAAGAAGCGCTATTGTTGTAGCAGCCCTATTAAAAGTACTTTTAGATCACGATTATATTAAAATAAATCAAATTCCTAAAAAGACAACCCAAACAACTCAATTAAACAATATCTACAAGTTTTTACTCGAAAAAAGAAGTCAAGTTTTCACATATGGTTTACGTATGAATTTTGAACCAACATATAGACGTTTTTTTAAAATTAATGACGTATCATAAATTTATCACAAATTTATCACAACCACCTCTTCCTGAAAAATGATGTATTCGATAATCAATTAAAAAACGATCGATACAATGTGCCTCTAAAGTTCTTTTACAATCATCTAGGTAAACAATAGTTCCAGGTTTGGACAAGTAAGTCTTTGACCAATAAACAGGAAGTAAACGTCCTGGTCTATTTCCAGCATAACCAGCAGGTCCATCTATTATAATAATATCAAATGGTGCTAATTGTAAAAGTTCTTCTGGAATACTATGTTTAAGGACATCTTCATCTGATATATCAAAACTTTGTTCGACAGTTGTTTTATATTTATATTTTATTATATTTGATTTGGGAATATCTTTATTTAAATCTATATAATCTTGATTATCTTCTACGAAAAATGTATTATTATCAGATAAATTATACCATAAATTAGAATCGTATCCTAATCCAAACACTAGAATTTTAAGATTTTTATGTAAACATGTATCAATAATATCATCAATAACATCCATATGAATTTGTATAGAATTTGTATAATACTTTTTTAAAAGTTCTGATTTATTCATATATATATATTATTATATATATTATTATACTATAAAAATTTCTTATAATATAATATACATACATATACATATATGTCTGATCAAAAGTTAATAGAAAATTATGGTTATGTACCTTTCTATGCATTTCAATGGATCATTTTAGGTTTACAAGTATATATAATTTATAATTATAAATATGTAAATGACACCCTTGATCAATACTTTGATCCTAATGATTTTTACAAACAGCAATTGAAAAAGATTGTATTAACAATACCTTTCTTATTAATGGTTTATTATGACGTTAAATATAGTAGTTTTTCTTTTAAAAATATGGGAGTTGATCCAGCTTATAATGATACAATTAAACAAGTCCTAAACATATTAGGTTCATATGCTATTATTCATATTTTTGCACAAGATACTGGTTTAAAAACAGCTATATTACAAACAAGTTTTGTACAATCGCAAACTTTATTTATAATTATGAGTGTTGGTATGGCTTATAGTATAACGCAAAATAGATCACAATCAATATTGGCGCTTATATTATTTTACCACTTGAAATATGTAATTAGTCAAAATGTAATAGAATAAATCTTATTATTCCCATTATTTTTATTCTTTGTTATAAATAATGGAAAGGGTAGAAACACGACTAAAACGATTCAAAGATTGGTTATATTTCTATAAACGTTTATCTTTATTAAAGGACAAATCTGGAAAATATATATACAATACAACACAATCTTTGTTTTCAAAACGTGTTTTATCGTCAGGTATAGAAGGAATAGTGTATAAAACTACATTTGCAAATAAAACAAGATATAAATATAAAAGTATTAGGTCACGTGTAGGGGTCTTTGTAACAAAGGCATTATATCTAAAACGTATAGCAGATAAAAAAAGAATAACCAATCAAATGATTGGAGCTGATAGTTCTAGTGTGCAAAAGTTATTTTATAGCAAAAGTGCATTTGATAAACCAAGTTTAATAGAAGTTATAACATTAACATTAACAAACCAACTTGTATTTCAAAAAATATGTCCTCATTTTAACATAAATTATGATTGGAATTATGAAAAGAGTACTATAAGATTATACAATGAATATGCTATATATGGTGATTTTACAAATTGGGTCAAGGGTAATCATTCCCATGAAGTTTGGTTAAATGCGTTATTTCAAATTATGGTAGGTTTACTAGCAATGCGACGCTATTTTAATATGATACATACAGATTTACATATAGGAAACATATTAGTACATAGTGTACAACCAGGTGGTTATTGGACATATATAATAGATAATAAAAAATACTATCTTCCAAATTTAGGTTGGGTTTTTTTATTGTCAGATTTTGGATTTTCATGGATACCTAATAAAATGTCAGTTCCATGGGATTATACAAATAGACTAAAATACATTACAAAGTCTGGTCAGGAGTTGTACGATTTCATTACACTTTTCAAATCAATACACAACAATAAATACGTACCTGACACAATTAAAACTACAATGAAATTAATGTTTACAACAGGTGATTTTATAGTTTTTAAAAAAAGCTACTATAAAAATTTATACAATAAATTTAAAGGAGATAAACGTTACAAAAAAAATAGTTTAGTTTATAAAAAGTTAATAAAACAATACCACAAGTTGTATTCAAACAAAAGCCATAAATTATCTAAAAAAATAATACAAAACTTTTACAATAAACCTGGTTATACTAAACCAAAAGGAGAAAAATGTATTGAAACTTATTCTTTAGACAAACGATTCGTCGAATCTAAACTACCCCAAATTTTTCGTCAACTGGTAAATAAGTAATGGTCATATTTATTTAAAATCCCATTTTTCACATTCTATACATTCAGTGTCCTTTATACATTCTGGAAAATCATTTTCCCATTGTGGAATTACATTTTTTATTATATACTCAATCCTATGATTTAATACTGATTCTGTATAACCCAACTTTTTCTTTGCATCATATAAACACGTAAATCCACTATGACATTTTGTATGTATATTATATCCAATCATAGAACAAATTGATCCACATGTACCTATAAATATCGGATCTGCATTGTGTCCAAAATGATATATTTTATTAGAACCTTTATCATTTGTACCAGAACGTTTTATATAATGAATATCTCCAGGAGTTTCAAATGTAACAGCTGGTTTATCATATATTATAGACGCAATACTAGCCAACATACCACCTAAAGAATGTCCAGTAAAATATACATCTATTTTATCAAAATCATAATCAATTTTTACATTGTCAACAATTTTTCTTACCATATTAATATAGTTTTTATCATAATCTAGACTAGTACCGTAGCATTTACTACAACATTCTGAATTTTCTAATCCTTGACAACCATCACAAACTTTGAATAAACTACTTTGTTTGTAAAAACAACACGAAAAAAATAAGTTATCATTGTATTTATCATTTACAGAAGTTGAAAGTGTACAAGTTTTATCTTTGTTTTGTAAAATACCACCACTATTTTCATCTATATCTGATATATTTTCTACATGTAAGGTATTGTAATTTGTCCAGTATACACTCGTTCCCTTAAATGATATAACAATTTTATCTTTTGCATTATTTGTAAACAAATATGATTTTACAGTATCACTTTCTATTGTTCTATTTTCAACCGTATCCAACGTTGTATTTAACCAATATTTACTTCCAATACTATAATATACATTATTTGACATTTTTGCAAGTTCATACACCGTTTCATATTTTAAAAAATTAGCAGATACTAACTTAAGTATAAGTATATTCAAAAGCATTTACTAATTAACACTAAATTTATGTTAATTAATAAACTTAATCGTTTTATTTATTTTTATTTATATTTTTATTTTTTACATAAATCTAAGTCTACGTTTAACAAGATTAATTATCGTTTCAATAGGAGATTCTGAAGTTGAAGTAGTACTTGAAGTAGTTTCAGATTCTGAAGTTGAAGTAGTACTTGAAGTAGTTTCAGATTCTGAAGTTGAAGTAGTACTTGAAGTAGTTTCAGATTCTGAAGTTGAAGTAGTACTTGAAGTAGTTTCAGATTCTGTTGGACAAGGTGTTTCCATTACTGTACTTGTTTCAGTAGGTTCTGGAATTACAATATCACGAGTCAATTCAGGAGTTGGTGTAGGAGTAACTTCTTCTGGACAAGGTGTTTCAGTAGGTTCTGGAATTACAATATCACGAGTCAATTCAGGAGTTGGTGTAGGTGTAACTTCTTCTGGACAAGGTGTTTCTGTAGGTTCTGGAATTACAATATCACGAGTCAATTCAGGAGCTGGTGTAGGAGTAACTTCTTCTGGACAAGGTGTTTCTACTGGTGTTACACAGTCTATACAAGGTGTTTCTGTAGGTTCTGGAATAGTAATTTCACGGTCTCTTACAGATGTACAAGGAGCAGTTTCAGTAACTGTAAAGAATATTTGTTCTATAATTGTATCGGTAACTGTATCGGTAAGTGTAGCAGTAACTGTATCGGTAACTGTATCGGTAAGTGTAGCAGTAACTGTATCGGTAAGTGTAGCAGTAACTGTATCGGTAACTGTATCGGTAAGTGTAGCAGTAACTGTATCGGTAACTGTATCGGTAACTGTATCGGTAACTGTATCGGTAACTGTATCAGTAACTG